GTCTCTTGGGGCGACAGTGTCAAGGATCTATCAGACAAGGGACTGGTTGGGGGATACCTGGTCGTTTTTTCGCCAGGCGATGATCCACAAAAAGACCTGATGGGCGATTACTTTACTAGAAAAACGGACTTTCGCTGGGCCGGTAAAGAGGGACGGATTGCCATTTACCATCACGGTCTCGACAAAACGCTAAAGAAAACGCCTATTGGGTCCGAATGGAGGCTAGGACACATAGACGATGTGGGTCTATGGGTGGAGGCGCAGCTCGACATGCGGGACGAATACGAGAAGGCCATATTCAGTATGTCCAGGAAGGGCAAAATGGGCCTTTCGTCCGGCACTGCTTCTCACTTGATCGAAAAAGAGCAGGACGGTCAAATCAAGTTGTGGGCCATAATAGAGGGTTCGTATACCCCTACCCCCATGGAAAAGCGAACATCGGTGCAACCGTTGAGTTCGATCAGGGCGGTTACACCATTCAAAACACTGGTTGGTTTGCGGCAACAAGAAGGGCACGATACCGGCATAGAGACTGCCTATAGAGAGGCGGCTGGTCCGGATACGCGCCAAATCACCCTTGCCGATCCAAATAGACTGGTTCAATGGTTCCGAAGAAATAGGAGAAAATCATGAACGTTGGAAACCTGGTCGAGACGCTCAAAAAACTGGTTCCAAAGCTTACTGATGATGAAGCTGAAAAGATCGGGTCGGTCTTACGGCTGAGCATGGGCGATAGTGCGGACGAGCCGGATGTTGAGGGCGTCACGGACCAAATGCGGTCGTACTTTGGCTTAGATGGTGAGATAGACGCTATGAAGGCACTAGCAGATCTAGACACCATCCTCAACGTAATCGCACAAGTATGCGATTTGGACGAGGACAAGCTAGCCAGAACATCGGCTGTATTACAATTAGCGCTAGCTCAAGAGGCGGCGCAAACACCACAAGGAGGTAATACCATGGATGAAGATCTGTTGATGGAAGAAGAGTACGAAGAAGAGGACGAGTACGAAGAAGAGTACGACGAGGACGAAGAAGAGTACGACGAGGACGAGCTGGAAGAGGTCATCGAGGTTGACGAGGACGAGATGCGGGCAATTATTGCCAATGCCGTCGATGAGTACGATCGCAACAATGGCCGACAGTCAACTCGTCCGGCACGCTCTTTCAGGCGCACTTATCCCCAGCGCTCTGTTCCACCGTTTCAATGGGACTCAGCGCGGCGAGAGGACAGCCCCATGACCGGACGAAAAGCTGCTGCCATGTTGCGTTTCCAGGGAGGGAATAGCGCAGCGATCAAGTCTATTGCCGGGGAACTATACGGTATGGACTACGAAATGAAACGCTACGATCAGGCCATGGCTTTCGGAAAGATGCTGCGTATGGGCGAAAAGGCACTGGACCGGCACGAGATCGGTCTGATGCGGCAAGTCATTTTGACTCCCAACCAAATCAAGGCGTATGCCGTGAACGGTGTCGAGGTCTACGCGCTGAAAGCCGACATGAGCGATGTTGTCGATCAGCTTGGTGGGTTGCTCGTCCCAGAGGATTTTCGTACCGACATGGTGGAGCGCTTGCCGGGCATGACCGTTGTCCGTGGTTTGGCCGATGTTCTGCAGACTGGCAGCGACATGATGACGCGGGTGGTTGTTACCGGTGGCAATGATCGTAGGACGAGCGCCATCACCACAACGTGGGTTGGCGACGTCCCAACTGATGACAGCGCCCGCACACGTCCCACCTTTGGCGTTGAACGTACGCCAATCCACATCACCATGGCAGTTGTCCGGGTACCACGGTCCTTGATGGAGGATACTCCTTTCCCGCTGGTTCAGAAAATCAATGAGTGGGTATCGCAGGCTTTTGCTATCGATGAGGACGAGCAATTCCTCATTGGTAACGGCATTGCCAAGCCAGAGGGCATCCTTCCGTCGAGCGCCAATGGGCGCAGTATCACTGAGGTCGTTTCTGGGCATGCTACCTCCATCAATAGTCTTGATGGGATCAAGGGAGTGCGTTACGGAATCGCCAGGCAGTATCGCAGTGAGGCTGCTTGGGTCATGAACGATGCAACCGCGCTGATTGTCTCCAAGATCAAGGACGGTGAAGGCCGGTACATGTGGGAGCCGTCCAACCAAGTTGGCGATCCCGATCTGCTGTACGGCCATCCGGTGCATACGTCCGAGGCAATGCCTGATGTTGCGGCATCTGCCTACCCGATTATTTTTGGCAATTTCCGTCAAGGGTATCAGATTGCAGATCGGGTCGGTATGAGCGTAGTGCGCGATGACGTTTCTGAGGCCGAAAGCGACTTGATCAAGTTCATTTTCCGCCGCAGACTTGGTGGACAGGTCAAAGGGACATGGCCGTTTGCCGTCATGAAGATTTCGGCCTCGTAAAGCTTGCCCTATCCTGGTTAACAAGCCGTTAACCTAGGTATGGTACAATAGAAAAGGAGAAACAAATTATGAACGAACATACGCTTTCCGATCATGTGAAAGTAGCAACAACCTTAGCACCACAGGACTTGTCCGGGGCTGCAGCGACAAAGGCCGGTGATGGTGTCGATTGCCAAGGATTCGAGGGGGCTGTACTCGCTATCGAGATCGGGGCAATCACCGATGCTGCCAACAATAGCATTACCGTCAAGGTCCAGGAATCCAGCGACAATGGAGTTTCCGATTCTTATGCCGATGTTTCTGGTGCTGCCACCTCAGCGATCCTCAACGCAGGACAGAACGAGGTCTACCTTATCGAGCTGAATCTGTCTGAACGCGAGCGTTATCTGCGGGCCTATGCTACAGCCGGTTCGGCGGATGGTGGCCTTCTGTCTGCAACGTTCCTTTTGTTCCGTGGGCGTCATGGTCCACCGACGCAGGAAAACACCGTGACCCAAGTTGGGTTTGAGCGGTCGTAGGTAGATAGGGAAATCGGTTAGCCGTTGGTTGATCGAGCAAGGGGGAGGGGCGATAGCTCCTCCCCCTCATGGCAAGGAGAATAACATGGCAAAAACAGTAGAGTTGAGGGCACTAGCCAAAACCATAGTTAATAACGTCTTCAATGTGGCTGTTCCAGTCGAGGCAGGGCAAATTTTCTGGACAAGATCGGCATATGGTTCAGTGTTGATACAAGACGGCATAGCCGAACCGGTGCATCGCATAGAACCGGAAAACGCTGTTCCAGAGGCAGACGATCCTGATTTGCCGGAAGATCAAGAAGAGCCGGTCGAAGAGGAGACCATGTCTTTTGAGGAATGGCTGCAGGACGTGGTCGGTTTGTCAAACAGCGTAGTTCGAAGCATCCAAATTGCTGGCATTGAGGACTACGATTTGTTGGCTGACCGGCTGGAAACAGACCTTCCCTCTGTGTTAGCTATCAAGGGAGTAGGAGTAAAGACGGTGAAGGCTCTTGCCTCTGAACTAGGGAAGCTGAATGCCCCAGAAGAATCCGAGGAGAAAAGCGATGTCGAAGAGAGCTAGGACAATAGCATCGAGGGCTGTGCGGGCGCTGTCTTGGGAGCCAAAGGGTACGTTTGTTAGTTACGACGAATTCCTTGACGAGTTGGAAGAGCTTGGGGACCTGGTAGAGGAGCCACTGCGGTTTTTCAACAGGTACAAGATAGCGAAGCGCATGCTTGACAACATTTCTCCTAGGCGCAAGCGTCAAGCCGAGAGGCAACTTGAGCAATTGCGCGTTCAGGCTGCGAGGAACAACAGTCGAGGATAGGAACAATGACATCAAAGAGAGCTAATGCAATAGCAAACAACGTCATGCAGGGGCTAAAGGCCGATTCTTCCAGGACAACGCAGCAAGCCAGGGGCAGCGGCATTGCCGTGCTTAAGCGCATGGGTTGGAGCAAAGTGCGCAGCCCTAGCAGACAGCAGGTGCAAGGGTGGGCCGGGGATATTTCTATAACCATCACCTACGACATACGGGACCCATATAAGCGCATTCGTGAAATTATTGTTGAAGACGACGTCACCGGGAAGCGCAAAAGTGTGGGATCAGTCATCAATCCGGCCAGGGCAACAAAGTTGGTTTCATAAGAGGTGAAATGTGCATTACGCGACCCTGCACCAAGTCAGGCTGTATATCAAAAGCCAAACAGCCGAAACGGCTGATGATGAGCTTTTGACTACCCTTATCGGGCAAGTGGTTCGAGCCATTGACGTTCGATCCAGAAGGCGCTTTGATGTTCGTCGAGAGACTCGCTTGTTTGACGTTCCGCAGGTTGACGCAAGCCGAGCAGGTGTGCTACGTGCCGAACAATGGGTCAACTTGTGGAACGCCATACCGTCAAAGGAGCTGCGTAGGCTGCGATTGGACGAGGATTTGCTGTCCGTCGAAACGCTTACAAATGGTGACGACAACGAAATAACGTCATCTGACTATATCCTGCTCCGAGAAAACCGGTACCCCAAATATGCAATTCAGCTCAAGGAAGATTCCTCGTATGTTTGGGAGGCTGATAGTGCCGGGAACAAAAAGCAGGTTATTTCGGTTGATGGCATGTGGGGCTGGCATCATTTTCCAAATGACATGTGGGTTAGCAGCCTGGATACGGTACGCGACAACCCACTGAGCAATAGCGCCACATCCCTAGAGGTGAGCGACGCAGACGGCATTGCTGGCGATGCTGTGCCAACCAGGTTTCAGGCCGGAAACATGATCAAAATAGAAAACGAGTTCTGCTTTGTCCTGGAGGTTGATACAGACACAAACTTGCTAACTATTTCTAGGGGCTACAATGGGACCACTGCTGCTCAACACGCCCAAGGGACGACAATATACGTTTATAGGCCGATGGAGAACATTGTTCTAGCAACAATTCGTGGCGTGGTGTGGCGATACCGGCAAAAGGATGTCGATGTATTCGACAAAACCCAGATTCTAGGAACTGGGGCCATAATTATTCCCAGCAACCTACCGGCTGATGTCCTGGAATTATTGCCAGCACCAAAACCACCACAGCTATCAGAAAACGATGTGGATTGAGCTATGGGCAAAAACGGCATAGAATAGGAGAAGGACCATGCCGACTTTCGTTGTAGGGATAGACAAGACAGGGCGTGGAAAGGTGCGCAGCGCCAAAGAGACAAAAAGAAAACCAAGAGACACGCGGTCGATGGTCTACTATCGAGTGGAGGCTGACAGTTCGGATGATGCGATCAACGATGCGTGGAGACAATTCCGTGGTAGGAAAACAATGAGCAGAAGAGCACAGGTTATCGCAGCAAAGGCACTGGAATCACTAAAAGCCGATCCTCCCTATATAGTGGAGATTCGGAAGCGTGATGGCAAGGTGACTAGTGCGATGCAAGCCGAACACGATCAGAGTGTCTATGGTGGGTATCCGGGGTCTCACAATAAGGAAATGATCGTGGTGCGCAGAGCAACCAGCAAAGAGGATGCCATAGACAGGGCCATAGAAACTTTCAACAACATGTACCGGCACAGAAAAGTACGAGCGCATAGATAGCATGGGCAAAAAAGACGTAAACAGACTGGTTGCAGCACTGAGAGAGGAACTAGACGAACTGGGCAACCTGTCCGGATTTCGTTTTCATAGGCGATTGCCGATTGTCCAGCGCATGCTGGGCGATTTGCAACGCATGGATAAAAGGGCTGCTCGTGAAATCGAGAGCGACCTAGTTTTGTTGCGACGGAATGCAGCAACAATAGGAAGGCGAGCAATGAGTAAAAGAGCACGAACAATCGCGAGGAAAGCACTGGGCACGCTTAAAGCCGTTTCTGCCGAGGGTGTGGACAGGGAAAAGCTGTTTAGCGACTTTGCTGCTGAGATGCGGCGAATGGGCTGGCAGCGTCCCAGAAAAACGAAGATTCGGGGAGAAATTCACTCTGTTCGTTCCAGAGAGGAAAAGGTCAACTGGCTTCCGGGTGATAGAAGCAAGCACCAAGGTCCAATCGGCATCACTCTGGTCCTTATTGTGTATGGTCCGGGGAATGTGCTAATGAGCTGGATGTCTGATGACTGGGCTGCTTGGAACAAAGAGAAGATGTCGCGTATCATTTCGTTCAAGGATGCGGTCAACCTAGCTAAGAAAAAGGCGTCTGTCAGAAGGAAAAAGTCCGGATACAGCCGGTTCTGAAGGCCAAAAGGAGAAGCGATGAGCGGAAAAGCAAACGCACCTGGACAGACCGGGACCGGGAGAAAATACGCAAGTATTTGGACTTGTAGACCGGCGGGAGCCGTACGAGTTATAGGGCGGTATTGGGGGTGCCATGCGTGACTTGTACCGCTCTAACATACTACCGGTTGTATATGAGCGGCAACCTGATACCCAACCGGTAGTATGTTAGAACACCCGTTCTATAGCCCTAAGGGCTGGGAGGCATATCGTGAGCAAGAGATCAAAAAGAATCGCAGAGATAGCTGTACGTAGCTTGAAATCGGCATCACTCAAAGCCTTATCAAGGTCTGATGCTGAGAAGGTGAAAAAGGCGATTGTGACCAGGAAATCACAGAATTTCCCCAACTCCCTTTTGCCGTCTTTTGCCAAGCCGATCATCAAGGATCTTATGAGCAAAGGATGGCCTAAACCGGTCGTCAAACTGAACCAGGTTTCTATGGAGGAAAGTGGGGGTACGGACTGGTTCGAGGCATACGACCTGGTTCGAGAGAAGGGCGAAACCCCAAAGCAGGTTAGCCTGCAGATAGCATCGAAAAAGGGGAACGCAACCCTTGACATCGTTGCCGGTTCTAGTGGCAGCGGGTACTATTGGTCTGCCATTGGTCCGGCTGGAAGGTGGATCAACAAAACCGGTCCTTTGCCTACTCTCGATGATATGGTCCAGGCAGGAGAGGGTGAACCGGAAGATAGCTACGATTTCAGCAAGAAGCTAGAGCGCAAGATGAGCGCTTTGGGGTGGAGCTATATCGTTAATACCGATGTGGGAGAAAAGACCGGATCAGAAGGGTTCCGAAAGTACCCTGAGATGATTGTGCGAGCGGTCAAGCCGGAACGAATTGTTGGTGTTTGGCTGCAAGCCAGCAAGAACGATCGGATGAAAAAGATCGGTACTCGACTTGTCAGCCCAGATAAAGCTCGACAAATTCTGGGAATGGAGGAACAATGAGCAGGAAAGCAAAGCTGGTGGCAGACTGGGTGTTGGACAACTTGAAAAGCTACCGTTCTCGCATCGAGGGCATGGACGACGACCAATTGCGGCGAGAGTTGAAAGAAAAAGAAGGGGAGGTCTCGGACTACATCAGCGATTACTACGATTACGAAGAGGACGAGGACGCTGTTGCTGGTCTGGAGGATTTGGTGGACGATGTGATCAAGTTGGCGCGTAAGCGCAAGTGGTCGCCAAGAGACCGAAAGCAAGCCGAGGAATATATCCTCGATTGGGACGACTACATGTCTTCTGCGGTTAGCTAGAGGGGCACAAAATGCCTACTGCAACAAGTTCAACCGATATTATACCTGCCTTGATAGTCGATGAAATAGCCGGTCCTACGCAGCTACCTGGAGTAATTGTTGCTGCCAGCGATCCACCTCCCCAGAACATGGAAAGCAACACCTTACCCCACTTGTATGTATTTACCGGTGAGGCAGATTACGATACCGAGACGCTGGGAGAGGACGATCAGTGGCTCGAAATCCGGATGTTTCGCATACAGGTTGCCGTTATGACCATGGCGCAGTCAAATCCAGAGGCGAGAGAGGCTAGGATTCGCAGCGTGCTAAAAAGTGTGCAAAGGGCACTTGCTTACACAGACAAATTCGATTATACCGATCACGTTTACGACTATTCCTTCCTTGGCGATAGCGGACCAGCCATTTTGCCGGAATGGGAGAGCAGATATCTTGGGTTCGAAATTCGACTACAAATTCAGTGGCAACATGACGCCTAGGAGGATAAACAATGATCAAGTGGAAGCAACTAGGCGATAAAGGAACTAAGCTTGACGTTCACCGGGCCACAGCCGGTCCGGGCCGATATGTCGAGGTTTACAGGCAGCGCAGGAGTGGCTGGGTGGTTGCTGTTCACAACGGATCTCATACTGGAGATTTGGTGTGTCGAGGAACACGCGGACGTAAGCGAGCCTTTGTTATTGCGGAGCAAGAATGGAAAAAGCTGCATGATGACAAGGAGTACGGCATGCGTGGTCCGGTGCGAAAACGTAGTCGTTCGTTAAAGTCCGCTGTTGATTATGTCGATCCTGGCGGTCAAGGTCGAGCCAGAAAAAAGATACCGTATGGTTCGGTACTAAAGCTGGAGAATGGCAGACGCATGGTGGTCGAACGCAGCAACGGATATGTGATCTCAGGATACGAGGAGGGGCACGTGAACCGTCCGCTAGGGATCGACTTGCGTCGAGAGGACGCAGAAATAGTGCAGACAGGAGGAAAGGCAATGCGTTTAGGAGAAAAGGCCGTAAAGAGCGGTCGATTGACGATGGATCAACTGAAGGTCTCTCGCGGAGTGCAGATATACAACGAAGGCAAACGAGTGTATGATGAGGCCAAGAGCAAGATCAAAGACGCTGAGGGGAAGACTATCTCTTACCGTGAGGCACGCGGCATAGAGGGCCAATTGGAGTCTCTATGGAGGACATTCACTAGTAAGAGGAATTTTGTTCAGGAGGACGTGGACGATATGCGGAAATTCTCCGACGACCTGGAGTACCGGATCAGATAGGGAGTACATATAATGAAAGCACTGTTTAGGATTTCTATCAAAGCAGATGTAGTTGGCCAGGCTAAGCGACTTATCCTGGGCGAATTCGACAAGTACAACTCTCTGCTTGGTGAGGGATTCGGTCTTCCCAAAAGAAAACAACGAAAGTACGAAACGCTACAAAAGCAATGGGCTAGGTACATCGGGAGCTTGTCAAAATACGAGCACCGGTCAGATCTTACTGAATCGGACTTGAAAGAGATACAGTATCTAATCCGGACGGAAAGACCGTCATCCTGGAGCGTATTGTAAGAGAGGAACGCAATGCTGAAATACCTAGTAACCGGGACAGGACGATGCGGAACGGCGTACATATCGAGAATGCTAACCTTAGCAGGGATGCCCTGTGATCATGAGCAGGTTTTTGATGTTGATGGGGTGCACGAAGACAAGCATTTTCTTGGTGGAGCTAGCTCAAGCTGGCTGGCTGTACCCTATCTAGACCGTGTGCCAACTCTCATCTCTCCTGAGGAGACAGTGCTTATTCACGTTATCCGCCATCCAAAGGACTTTATTGAATCAGTGTTGCGGATGGGGTTTTTTGAGGCACATGCACCGGAAAAGTACAGCGAATACTTATCTTTTGCTGTCGGCAAAGCTGGCATCTATGACCAGTGGTTACATCAAACCAGCGAGATAGATGTCGCAGCTCGTTTTTGGCTGCTATGGAACAAGATGATTGAGGATCGATACCGGGACTTTGCTGGTGTAGTTCCGTGGCGCATTGAGTACCCACAGTCCGGATTGTTGGACGCTTTAGGATTACCTGCAACCAGCAAAGATGTCGAGGAGACATGGCAAAATAAGCGCGAGTGGTTTGTTGAGAGCAGCATTCCGCAGCAGGTGACACTGGACGATATCGAGGACGACGAATTGCGAGAGCAGGTTATTTCGGCTTGTTCTGATTACGGATATAACCCAAATCGTGGAAAAACCCCGAACGTCTATTGGGCAGCTTTATTGGAGCGGCAAGTGTCGCACTATTCGGTTAATTCTTTACTCGATCTGGCTAGCGATGCGGCGACAAGAGGGTATCAGAGGCTATCCGTTCCGTACGGTAGAACAGACTATGTACGAAACGAAATAGTGCGCAGATTTATCGACAAATCGACGTGTAGCCAGGACGTGCTGGTTATGGTGGACAACGATCACCTATTTCCACCAGGCATGCTGACAAAGTTGGCATCACACAACAAGCCGGTAGTTGCTGCTTTGGCCTTCCGTAGATCCAGGCCATTCGACCCCTTGTTTTATCGTGACGTAGATGGCAGACTGGTTAACCCTGCCGAGTGGGAAGAGGGGGCATTGTATGAGGCCGACGCTGTCGGCACCGGGGTTATTGCCATTAAGCGGTGGGTTTTCACCGAACTTGAGCGACAGGGCCAGCGCTTTCCTTATTTCAGATACAACTACGATCAGGGACCGATGAGCTGGAAATCAACCGAGGACATATGGTTTGCCAGGATGTGCGGCAAGGCTGGCATTCAGATGTACTGCGACACCAGCGTCATTATTCCCCATGAATCGGCAAAGTTCGTGGACCATAGAACATGGTACAAGTTCAGACAGGACCATCCGGATATATCGGTAAGGGTCGAGGAATGAAACGACATTTCTATGCAGCTATCGGCATACTAGTTGGGTTGGTTGTAGCTACTGCAGTCCTAGAATCGTGTGCCGGATTTTCTGCTCAGCTAGAGGAGCATCCAGAGGCTTTTGGTTATTGGGCATTTCCCTCGTGGACATCGGCTTATCCGGTCGAGACAGCCATGGTGGTCGAGTTACGATTGCAAAGAGGTGCCGAGATTTTGGATACCAGGACCTATACCCATACAATGATTTTTGATGGCGGATTGCTGCAGAATACTGTTGGACCACCGATCGAGGTTGTAGCCAAAGCGTGGGATGTTGTACCTCAGAACGGGCTGTCTGTTTACGCGGTTTCCCACATGATTTTGACAAGAGATCCACCGTGGTATGATGAGGCCATAACCGGCACGTGGTATTCTGATTTGCAGACATCGGTAAAAACGGGGTGGACTTGCATTATAGAGAACCTGGACATTGTTGATGTGTTTGTACCTATGGTCATGACCGAATACTTGGATAAGTAAAGGAGTAGCAGGTATGAGAAAATTGTTCAAACGCATGGGACCAGGTCAGTTGGCCGGTGCAGAGGCCGAATTTAAAAGTGGTTAGTGCCGGGACAATTACCCGGCTTTATATCCTAAGGAGGACACAAAATGGCAACACCTCAAACAACAAGAAGTGGAGTTGGATTTCGACATTGCGTCATTTTCGCACTTGACGCTGACGGGTACCCCGCTGCCCCATCGACTGCGGCAACGGTATACGGGGGTCAACAGGTGTCCGGGGTCAAGGAGCTGACCCTTGACGAGCCAGAGCCAGAATTCGTCGAGCATTTCGGGGATGACCGTATTTTTGCCGTCGATCTGCTGCCAGCGAAGAGCAGCATGACCGGTGAGCTGCGTACCGGCAAGGTCAATGACACTGTGGACGCTATGGTTACTGACAACCAGTCATTTACGATAGCTGAGGCCAAGCTGTTCCCGATTGCTACGGACAAGCGTGGTGACGAAAACCAAGTTGGCATGCTTGTTTATCGCCAATCGCTCGATACCGATCCGGACAGCGCAACATACGGAAAGCGGCTGTGGGAGTTCAAGATCCTACCCCGCACATTTATTGTCCCCAGAGAGGGCGGAATGGGAGAAAGCCCAGAGGAAAAGGCATATACAATCAGGCCGATGGTTGTTACCCAGCATCTATGGGGAGAGGCTTTTTCGTCCGCTGTTGAGGGGTGCAGTGAAGCACAGGCTTTGCGTGGGGTAAGCGAATACAAGCCACATATCGTTGCCTGGACGACGAATGGGGCGGCTACCAATTTCGCTTTTCCGACGAGCAAGCCAGCACAAGCAACCGCAAAAATCAAGACATGGCTAGACGGGGCGGTCGTTACTGCAGATACCCTGGGCACGTCAGCCATACAGTTTACTGCCGGTAGCGAGCCAACAACCGGTACCCTTGTCGCATTCTATGAGTACGAGTAGTTCCATGAAAAGATGCGTAAGGCGATCACAGGCTACCAAGGCCAAAAGTCCGGTGGCGACAAAGGTCGAGCAAGCCAGCACGATTGACAAGGCCATCGGACTATTGGTCAAGTCGTCGAAACCATTGTACGCGTTCCTTATGAAATGGGGAAGATAGTGGATACCAAAGAAGTATCATTCAAGAAAGGCAACAGCGAGTGGCATGTTGTCATCTCTGAAGCAACAGCGTTGATAGGAATGCGGCGCAGCGTAGCCAGGTCTGCGGCGCAAGTCATCCAGGATGTCGATCCGGCATCGGCTGTGTTACGCAAGATAACGCACCCAGACCTGGTTGCTGCCGTTGTGGAAGCCGGAGGATTTGAGGCTTGGCCGGTGCCGTATGACGAGTTTGCTGCTTTGCCGGACAGATTCGTTATGGAGTGGGAAACCGCAGTTTACGAGCTGAACCCCCACTGGTTGCCGGGTCCTGATGACGACGAGGAATCAAAAAAAGTAGTGACTGGTGCTACCTCAGAATAGCCGAATGGTTAACTGAGACAGCACCAGCCGAATTACTAGAGCTTCCAGATGCCACATTTCACGATGTTGAATATGCGTGGAAGGTGTACGTACGCATGGAAGCCTTCCGTGACTATCGGCATTTGCCTTTTGCCGGGGGATTGCTCGACCAGCCGGAAGCTTTAATGGATGACCTATTAACTATCAAATCGCTAGTTTTTCGTGTAGGAAAGACGAAAGGAAACAGATAATGAGAAAGGTCAAGAGGATTGTAGTGCGAAGGAGAGTGTCAAGGAAAGCGGCGAACCCATCAAGCGCCAAGTTGGGAGCATTGCGGGACAAGGCCAATTCGCTTCTTAGGGAAATGAATAGAGTGCAGCCTGTCAGCATGGGGGCAGATTCTTACCTCAAGCAGGCTATACGAGCAATGGCCAAGGTCGAGGGACTGTTAACCAATGCCTTTGCTGATGAGGAAGACTACTAGGCACATAGGTGCCCACAGGACACGAGTTTCTAGGAGGATACAATGAAAAAGTTCATTCGAGTAAGATCGACCAAAGGGTACGGCATGGGTGCCGACGATTCGGGGAAAACGGAAGATCCGGATTGGCAACACCAGTATGAAGCCGTGTTTGCCACCTTTAGGGCCGTACAAAGCGCCCTAAAAAAGGCATTGAACATCTCACACAGACAAATCCTGGTCTCATCCAACCGCCAAGCGTCAAACGCCGCAAAAAGTGCTGTATCAGCTCTTAAGGGTGCTTTCGAGGACTTGCGAGAGACTATCGAGCAGATGGAACAAGACGCGGGTTTCTAGGAGGACACAATGAAACGAGTAATTCGAGTTAGAGGAACGAAGGCATCCGACGAGGAAAAGACTGATCGAGCTGCAACGGCTGTTTATGAAGCAATCCCGGTGGTGAGGAAAGCGTACCACGCCACAGCCAAGGCAAGAGGTCTTGTTTGGCATACAGGAAATAGTGAAGCCAGGAAATTGATAGGCAAAGCCAATGAGTTGCTTGCTGAAGCATCTCGTTTGACGGATAAGGCTTTGGTTGCTGTCAAAAAGTAGGAGCATAAATGCCCCCAAGAGGACAGAAAACTAGGCAGAAGGTACTAGACGCTGTTCTGGTATTCTCGTTCGATAAGCGCACGGCACGCGATGTCAAACGAGGCGTATCGTCGATAGAGGATGCACTAGAGGACCTCGACCAGAGAGTACAGGATGTCGATGATTCGTTGATGAAACTTGCCAATGGTTTCCGAATTGTCGAGATTGCAGGTGACGAGCTATCCAATCTTGGAAACCGCATACTGCAGCCCATGCAGCAAGCTGCCATCACCTACGTGGAGCAAGCCGGTCGAGCAGAGGATGCATCGAGACGGTGGCTGAATTCAACGCAAGACTTGGAAAAGGCGCAATTCCGCATAGGACGTGCCACATCTCGTGCCATTCTTCCGTACCTCGAAGAGGCAGCTCAACTAGCAGAAAAAGCTGCCGATTTTGTAGACAAAAACCCAATGTTGGTACGAGCAGCTCTTACTGTCGGCGCGGTTACGGCATCTCTTGGCGCGGTGGGCATGGCCGTAACCAAGGGCATTCGCCTGTACACCGATATTCGCAGTGCGGCTATGGCTGCAAAACAGTTTTTAGCAGCGAAGATAATGCAAAGCGCAGCAAAGCAACAGTTAGCTGCGGCTGCTGGAATGAGGTCCGGTGGGGCAGGGGCCGGTGCAGTTGGCGCTAGAGCTACCGGCGCTGCTATTACCGCTGCCATTACCGCTGCTGTAGTTGCTGGTGGGGCAACCATTGGCGGTCAATTGGCCGACAAGGTGCTTGGTCCACTTATCATGGGTGCTGACGAGTGGGAAGACTACATGAACGGGCTAAAGCCAATGCAGAAGGTAGCCCAGATTGTTGGTCAGACAATAGCGGTTATCGGTAAAGGTTTTTCCGGTCTGGGCGAGCGGGTTTTGCGATCTTTCGGCATGGATAAGCTGGCGGATCAATACGCCGGTTTTGCCGACGACATGGTGCTGCAAATAAACGAATTAACCAGCTCCATAGGCAAGGCAAATAAAGGATTCCAGAATGTAACCGACACCTTATCCTCTCCTGCTCTGGGCCAGGCACTAGACGCTTACATTGACTTCCGTAAGGAAGAGGCTGAATCCATCAGGCAATACGAAAGGGACCGGGCCAGGACAATTGCTGAGTTTGGCCGGGAAATGGTGCGTATGGAGCAAGAGTACCAATTCCAAAGGGCACGCACCATACGCGATTTCAATAGAGATCAGCAACGCGAACTGGACGATTTCAATTACGATCGTGGGGTCCAGCTTGAGGAGTTCGAACGCGAGCGTGGTCTTGAAGAGGAGGATTATTACCGGGAAAGGCAGCAACGGGCCAAAGAACATAGCCGGGAGATGGAGCAAGCCGAGCGAGATCACCAACTACAAATGCGTAGGGATTTGCAGGACCACCACCTACGCATACGCGACGCAGTGGCCGATAGGGACTTTGACGCGTACCGGCAAGAGGTTGAAGAGTACGAGCTGCAACGAAAGCGATCTGAGGAGGACCATAACCGGGAACTAGCTCTAACTCAGGAACAATTCGCTCGTGAACAAGCACTAGAGGAACAAGAGTACCAGAGACAACGACAACGACAAATGGATGAGTTTGAGTACCAGAGACAACAAGAGCTGGAACAATTCAACCGACAGCGTGAACAGGCAAAACAACAGCATGAGCTGGACCTGGCGGATATGGCCGAGGAGCATGAACGCGAGCGCGTACTTAGCAAACAGGACCATGACCGTGAGCTTGCCCAGATGAAAGTAGAGTTCGACGAGGAGGCGAGGATCAGAGAGGCTGCGTTTGCCGATCAGATAAGAGAGCTGGATGCTACCCTGCTGGGCGAGAGAAGGACCAGGGACAGGTACTATGCGCTGATGTCCGAAGATTTGGATAAGTGGCTGTCCGGCATGCATAGGTCTATGATGGCTGGGTACCCATCTGGTAAGGAGATGCCCTATCTTGGCGAGCGCCAAACTGGCGGATATGTCCGGCGCATGGGTCTTGTTAAGGCTGGCGAGAAGGGACGAGAATTTGTTTTGAGCAATGCTGCCACCAAGCGCATGGAGCGAGCGATGGGAGGAACGTTGAGGCAGGATATGTTTGGTGGTGGAAATGCAATGGCCAGTGGCACAGCAACGCTAAACATTAATCTTGGCGGCAATGTTGGCGGTCTTGGTCCTGGTGGCAACCAGGCAATGTTGGACAGTCTGATACCGGTGGTGTCCGGAGTAGTGGAAAAAAAGCTTACTGAATTTGTAGTTGAGGTAAGGGCAAAAAGCCAAAGGAGATAGCAATGAAACAATTTGTGCGCATAAAGCCGACGAAAACCAGCCGTGTTGTTTCGGATGTCAACAAGGCAGCGAAACTGCTTAAACAGGCGTGGAAAATCATGGACAGCCTGATCGGATTCAAGAGGGGGTAACAGTGTGGCCGAATACAACGACTACGCTCAACTAAAGATCGGGCCTAGCGTGGTGGGCCTTGTCGCTCTGGAGGATTTGCAATACGACGGTTCGGACGCTAACTGTCGTATGCCGAAAACCAGTTTCCAGGAGGCAACCGCTTTTGAGAAAAAGGCCGATGCTAACATAAAAAAGCTGGGCGATCCGATAATTATCTGGCGCTTTACCGATTACGTACCAAAAACTGCTGCTCTTGCATTACGAGCACATTTGTCTGCCGGTGACATGTCCGGGGAGGTATACATCGCATCTCCAGATCAAGACGGCGACATGCAAAACTGGAAAACGATAATGAATTGGCCGACAGAGCCTCTCGAATACGTGGCTTTTGAGGGGTTCGCTGGGCTTGAGCTTGTGTTTACTCGGTGTGAGGTACAATAAGGAGAAAACAATGAAGAGAATCATCAGACGGAAACGACCAACAAAAGCAGCGGGACTGCCCGATCCGAAGGTCATTTCCGGTGCGATTAAGGGGGCAAGAAACAGGCTGACCAGAGCTACCGTCATGATGGATGGCTGGGCGAAAAACGGTGGAGACTCCGACAGAGTAGCCAGGTTGATGGTTATCGACATGCGGAAAATGCTAGATCAGCTAGACCAACTGGCTAAGGATGCTTTAGACCTGGAGGAATAGCAATTGCCACAGCTTACAGCTCCGCAGATTGCTCTTCTCGAAGCAACCCACCATACAAGCAGACAGTACCTTGCCGTCATCGTTCCGGAAGATGTAATAACGGCACAGGTCGATGGGGACCAGGACAGGGGAGAAACCGTTATTCCTTACGATACCGTTTCTGGTACAGAGGCCGACGTCTTGGAGGGCATGACTGTTTGGTTTGGGTCTTCAAGCGGGTATAAAAACATAGGGACTGCCAGAGTAAAAAGCATCGATGCCGGTGGAAACGAATTAACTATCGAGGAAAACGATCTGGATCTTTCCGATGACGATTACATTACTGTAAAAGAGATGTGGGAAATTCGTAGCAAGTTGCAAGCTATTGACACTTCCGGTGCTCAGGTTGTATATACCAAAGATGGGGAATCGTGGACTGACCAAACCAGGTACATACCTCCGATCGTCAACATGGGACCCCCAATGTGTTGCTTTATCGACGATGGGGCTGGTTATGCCACCGTTTACTTTGTTGATGAATTTAGTTTTTCCCTTGTTGGAGCAAGCTTGGACACGGTGACGTGGGATTACGATGGCGGAAGCTTGCAGGGCGGTGCCGGAACAGAAGCCAGCCCATACGAGGTGAGGTACAGCACGGCTGGTATTTACTGGGTGTCCCTTACTATTACCGATTCGAACGGCAAAACTAGTGTTGGATACAGGCCGATCATTATTTATGAGTGGGGGAACTCAGAGCCTTATTGGGACTATTCGACACCGGGTCGATCTCTATCCGTCGAGGGGACAAATCAATCATTTACCGTCTTTGGTACAGCCGACAGGACAGAATTCCCTGATGGGGCCATGGTTATCCGGTTCAACCACGACTATTACGACAGCGTGTTATCGACTATCGACTGCCGTTATCCGAACCGTGGGGACATAAAGTATGTTGGTTATATACGTGGCGAGACCATAGAAACTGACACGAATTTGATGTCTGTTAGTTTTGAGACGGTTGGCGTGCGCAGGATATTGGACGAATTGCCGGGGTTTGGGGACCGGTTGACCGATGTAGCCGTGCCGTCAACCTGGGTCGAGATGTACGAGCTGGACATAATCAAAGCGGTGCACCACTGTTTGTTAACGCAGAGTACAGTGCTTACCGTTACCGATTTCAACTATACTCTGCCGTACACCCAAACACAAATGAGAGCATGGCGCGTTCGATGGGGAAAGGCGTCAATAGGTCAGCTTGCCCAGTTGCCTTTGGAGGCTATTTTCTCGCACTTGTCGGCAACATCGCAGGGCTTGTTAGAAATACGCATGACGCCGCACTTGATGTACTCAAGCGACAGGTCGTCCAACATAGATACAGTAATCGACCTGGACGAGACTCATTTCAGCCAAATCACCATGGTTAGGGAGCCGTTTAACAAAGCCGAGTCTGTTCGCACAACGGGCATTGGGTGGGATGGCTCCACCGAAACAGCATTGGGAGCCAGGTCTCCTGATGTGCCAGATCCGACTGCTCGACCGAATAACGAGGACATTAGTGGTCTTGTGGTCATTAACCAAAGCAGAACAAACCAACTAGCCGGTGATTACAGGGCCATGCTGAACAACACATACCCAGAAGCAACTATTGTCCTGCCTGGGAATTGGGATGTCTTCGAGCCAGCAAAAAAAGAGCGAATAACGATAACTTTAGCTGCTGCTGACAATCCGAGAGGCAAGGTCTTTGACACAACGTACAAGTGGATAGTTGAGAATGTGCAGGTTGCTGAAAACCCAGCCAGTGGATACGTCGGTCCGGTGACACTTACAGCATCGTATGAAACAACCGGTGTTCCTGGAGTGGCCATAACCATTGGCGGGCAACCGGAATGGCCGGTGCCGGAAGAACCAGAAACAGAGGGTGGAGCCACCGACAGATATCTTGGGACGATACTTGGCACCAATCCGGAGGGTGCTTTTTACACACCGGACTATGCATTTGCTTCTGCTCCTGGATGGCTCGACCTGCAAAACAGTGAGTTGATAGCTTCCGGATCAAAGAACATGGCGAATTTGGTTTTGTCCCATGATGGGGTAACAGAATACCTGCTGTCCATGGCGTATTGCGGTTTTTATCGGTTGCAGATGCCACCTGGGACAGGTTCTTGGGAAACGCTTGTCCGCAATTATGAGATAGCCGCTTTAGCTTCTGCTGCTGCCACATACGGGTATGTGATGATGGACACGGCGTATTCCATCATCACGCCTGGGCACGCCTGGGCAACGTTGATAACGCAGGGAAATCCGGGTCCCCTAGGGTATGGACTTAGCTTGATAGTGTGCCATACGCATAACTATTGGCAAACGCTGGAATGGGCAAACACCGTGAAATACAACAACGACTGGCACGGTGGAATAG